CTTTGGACTCGTAGTACTGCTGTGATGCAGTACATCGAGCCTGTAAGTAGTGTACCTTGACGTATAGACGCAGTGAATCTTATTCCCCGTCCTCGTGGGTGTCCCCTCAGGGCCTGGATCGCTTCGCACATGCGAATCGAAAAAGGTTTCTGAAGATCAACCCTAGAGCCGGACAATTCGCCGACCCAGTTGTCCAAGAACTCGATCGCTAACTCTAGTGATCGGGCCTCGGCTGCTGATAGGTTGTTTTCTATTACACTTAGTGTGATGGATTTCATAACGTTGTCGTTCCTAATCGGTACTAAGAAGGGTGTATACATGCTCTAGGAGGCATACCATATGGGTGCCATTAAGAGCCTAGATGAAAATGAAATCATCGCTGCACTTCTTCTTAGCGTTAACACGCTACATGGAGTTGTGTTCAACAATTCGGCGTATCGCTTGACCCTTCAAAAGGTCTTGCGAAGAACCAGTCGCGAAGGCGTGGGTTTTCTATCGAAAACCTTGCCCCGTCTTGGTAAGTGCCTTGACAAGGCACTCACCGGTGAACATCTAATGAACAAAGTCAATCATGGCTTCAAAACCTGTGATGACTCTGAACTCCCCAGGTTTCTGGGTGAATTCTTTCAAAAGGTGTTCGCGAAAGACGGGTCTATCCTTCCCGATCCGTGTATTCAAAGCATTCGCATCCTTAGGGACGTACTTTATTTGTTTTACAAGTACGAGCTTCCCTATACTGATGAACAAGAACAAAACGTCCTCCAAAAGTTCGAGAGAACTGAGGAGGAAATCTCGTCGATGTCAACGGTTAATGCGGCAGAAATGCCTCAATATACTGTTGAAGCTACTAACGTTAGGCGTACTGGCTTTCAAAGCACGTACAGTCACCGGGAAGTAGCTCGCGAAGCACGGATCCTCTTATCGAGGGTGTTCGCTGCTTTTGATCCATTAGACATCATACCACGACACGGCCCCGGTGCTGTTGCCACCCGGCAAAAGCAATGGGAGAAGTTTCGATGGACAGATGTTCCTGAATCGATTACTGATGTGTATCCGTTTGACGCCTATTTTTGCGCGTCACTTGGGCATGTCTGTGATACTTACCAGACGTATGAACGGATTGGTAACGCAAGTCCTCCTGCTCGAGTTATTCTCGTAGCGAAGGATTCTCGCGGGCCCCGACTGATCTCTTGCGAACCACCGGCTTTCCAGTGGATTCAGCAAGGATTGAGACAGGCCATTTATCGGCTAGTGGAGAGCCACCACCTCACCCGAGGTAATGTATTCTTCACAGATCAAGGTCCCAACCAAAGGGGTGCCCTTCTAGGGTCACTCCATGGCGGGTACGCTACTCTGGACCTCAACGAGGCCTCAGACCGTGTATCACTTGATCTAGTTCGCCTACTCTTCCCCCCGCACATCGTGCGGTGTTTGGAAGCAGCTAGGTCCTCATCAACAGAGCTACCCGACGGTAGGGTCTTGACACTCAAGAAGTTTGCGCCAATGGGGTCAGCGATATGCTTTCCCGTTTTGGCACTCACTATCTGGGCCATCTTGACCGCGGCAGCTCCGAATGCAGATACCTGCGAAGGTATCTTAGTATACGGTGACGATGTGATCGTACCAACCGCTTTTGCGGCTAACGCGATCGAACAGCTCGAATCATTTGGGTTGAAGATCAACCGTGACAAGAGTTGCACCAAAGGGTTCTTTCGGGAATCCTGTGGCATGGATGCTTTCAAAGGCAATTCCGTGACACCTGTCCGATTAAGGACAGTATGGTCATCATTACCCAGTCCTGGCGTCTATTCAAGTTGGATCGCGTATGCGAACTCCTTCTATGATAGGCGCTACTATGCGCTCTACGACCTAATTGTAGAGAATCTGCACCATATCTACGGTGCTATTCCGAGCAAAGACATGCACTTGCAGTGTCCCAGCTTGCGCTATGTAGTAGACGATAACAGGCCTCGACGTTCCCGCACTAATAGAGCCCTCCAAACGAGGGAATTCTACGTATGGGACATCAAAGCCTCGGTCACCACTAAGGAAATAGGCTCATGGAACCGGTTGCTTCGGTACTTTACCGAAGGACAGGTCCGTAAGCCCGATCCAGATGGCCGTTACCGACTCAATGTGGAGGGAGATCTCTCCTTCGACGTTGAGTTTTCTACCAGTCAGTATACGAGTCGACGATGCAGCATTCTGTATCGTCGATGGCGTTGATTGAACCTTGGG